AACAAAAGCAGAAGCAGCATACTACGAACACTTCACAGAAAAGTACAAGGGTGTCGCAGCTTGGCATTCCAGACTGGCTAAAGAGGCTTTAACTACCTCTAAAATAGTCGCGCCATCAGGACGCGAGTATGCCTTTCCTGATGTTGAAAGACGTGCTAGTGGTAGAGTGTCACACTTTACTCAGATAAAGAATTATCCTGTGCAGGGATTTGCTACAGGTGATATAGTACCGCTGTGTTTATTGCACATAGACTATCTTTTGCAGGGTAAAAATTCTTGCATAGTGAATACGGTACACGACAGTATTGTTATTGATGTTCATCCTGATGAAGAAGATCAGGTAATCAATATCATAAACAGCACTAATGAGGAATTACCTCAACTGATAACGACACGATGGGGAATAAATTTTAATGTTCCTCTACTTTTAGAGTCAAAAATCGGCCCGAATTGGCTTGACACTAAAGACGTGGCGTGATATAACTATGGCTCATTCGCAGAAAACAAAGGAGAAATGTATGACACAATTAATGACAATCGACACTAACAATTACGCAGCTATGGCAAAGGCTATGGGTACGTCAAATGAGACTACAGGCTCATCTAAGTCTAGTCAGTTGGCTAGGTTGCGCATTCACCACTCACCTATCATGGGTACTGCAGAAGTTAACGGAAAGAATGTTAACGTAGAAGTAATTGAGGGTGGAGCATATAAGCTAGAAATTCCAGATGGGCCGACTTACTATGCCTCTGGTATTAAGATGCGTCCATTCCTACAACGCTTTATGTATAAGCGTTATGTTATGGGTGATGCTAAGACACCTAATCGTTTCATCAAGAGTTTGATGACAGATGACAGCAAGATGGAATCTGATCTGAAAGATAATGATGGTGGCTTTAACTGTGGTAAACCTGCTGGTTACATCAAAGACTTTAAAGCATTGCCTGAGAAGATGCAGGACTTGATTAAGCAGATCAAACGTGTACGTGTTGTGCAGGGTATTGTTGAATTGGTTAATCCTACAGATGATAAAGGAGAGAAAGTAGATGTTGAACCTACACCTTTTATTTGGGAGATTGATAACCGTGATGCTTTCAAGGAGATTGGGAACAGCTTTGCTGCGTTGGCTAAGATGCAGCGGTTGCCACCTCAACACATCATCTCTGCTAATACAGCAGAGCGTAAGATACCAACTGGCGCATCTTACTACGTGCCTGTGGCATCCCTTGATGTATCCAATACTATTGACCTGACCCAAGAAGATCAGGTTTTGTTTGGTGACTTCATGGCTTGGATTGATAACTACAACAGTTACATCATCAACCAGTGGGCAGAGAAAGCTAACTCACGTATGGAAGACGATGACATTGACGTAGTTGATGGCCTTGTAGACATTGAGTTAGATGATGAGGATGAAGCATAATGAACCATCCTGCTGAACTAGCATTGCATCAGTACATGGAGAATGCTGTCAAAGGTGACAGCACTATCTCTGAGGACACCATTCAGCAGGTAGCTAATGATGTTGCTGATGCAATGCGCAGACAGTTTGGTAGTGGTAAAAAGAGGGGCGATTTCAGAATACGTATGTCTAATGTGGGTCGTCCCACTTGCCAACTCTGGTACGAAAAGAATAAGCCAGAGGCGGCACTACCATTTCCAAATACTTTTATGATGAACATGATGCTTGGAGACATCGTTGAAGCTGTCTTCAAGGGAGTGCTTAAAGAAGCGGGAGTGAGGTATGAAGACAGTGAAAAGGTTAGCCTTGACTGCGGGGATACTACTATTAATGGGTCATATGATATTGTCATTAACGATGCTGTCGATGATATTAAATCAGCTTCCGACTGGTCATATAGAAACAAATTTGAATCCTACGATACCCTTGCCAGTGGTGATGGTTTCGGATACATAGGACAGTTAGCTGGCTACGCAAAGGCATCCGGCAAGAAAGTCGGTGGTTGGTGGGTAGTCAACAAAGCTAATGGTGCGTTCAAGTATGTGCCAGCTACAGGTCTTGACCTTAATGAAGAGGTTAAGAAGATTGAGGATACAGTAAAGACAGTAGAGGAGAATAAATTTGAAAAGTGTTTTCAACCAATACCAGAAAAGTTTAGAGGAAAAGAGACAGGCAATCAAATACTTAATCCTAGTTGCAAGTTTTGCTCTTATCGGTTTGATTGTTGGAGTGATTTGACGGAAAGGGCAGCGGTAAAATCGCAAGCTAAGAACCCGCCTATCACTTCATACATTGGAGATGTCATTGCTGCATAAAGCAAGACGAATGGCGATAAAACATGGGTATCGTAGTGGGCTAGAGCATAACATTTCTATTTATCTTGATACACACAAGGTCAAATACGACTACGAGTGTATTAAAATTGAATGGGAAGACTTAGCCTACCGTACCTATACACCAGACTTTGTTTTAGATAACGGTATTATAATCGAAACAAAGGGCAGGTTCATGGCAGCGGATAGACGCAAGCATATAGCCATAAAAAAACAGCATCCCAAACTAGATATTCGGTTTGTGTTCACTAACAGTAAAGCTAAACTAAATAAAGGGGCTAAGTCATCGTATGCAGACTGGTGCATCAAGCATGGTTTTAGATATTATGATCGCATAATCCCGGAAGATTGGCTAAAAGAGAAGGGTAAGAATAAACACCCAAAGTTTATAAAGTTTAGTGGCACTAAAGTAAAAAGGAGATAGCATATGGATATAGAACACTTAAAAAAACAAATAGAAGATGAAGATTTTGTTATACGTATCAGACCGTTTGCAGATGATGATGGTAAATGGAGTGGTGAAGTAGATATATCTATAATGGCATTTCCCGAAAATCCATTAGATGATGATGACTATGAACAACTTATGCACTTTTCTAAAATGATGTGCGCTTCTGTACCTGTCATGGAAGAAGTACCAGAACTGCGTAATATTGTACACGAATATGTATTAAATGTTATTGACAACGAGATGGATATTACTGTAGAACTAGAAGAAGAAATGGGTGTGGAGAAAACCTATGATGGCAACGTAATACACCTTAACTTTAACACAAAGACAGGAGGTTCAGCATGAGTAGACACGAGGAGTACATGAAGATAATGAGGGAAAAAGAGCAAGCGGGTAAGGAAGCCTACAGTGGTAACGTACTTGATATGGTCAATAGTCCACCACATTACAATCAAACAGGCATTGAGTGCATACATGCTATCTCTGCTGCGACTGACAAGGGATTTAAGTATTACTTGCAGGGTAACATTATGAAATACCTTTGGCGTTTTGATTACAAAGATAAACCTATAGAAGATTTGCAGAAAGCTAAATGGTATTTAGATAAATTGATTGAAGAGGTGATGGCTGATGGCAAGAGTTAAACTGTTCATTACCATAGACGTAGATGAAGAAGAATATCCTGTACCTGCTGACGGACAGGTTGGAGAAGAGATAGAAGATGGCATACGTGAATACTTCTACGATGTAGACGGTGCTGATATTAAAACAATTAGAACTATAATGGAGTGATAAAATGATAAGCAACCAATTACCAACAGACTACCAAAACTTTATTGCTCTTTCCCGATATGCACGATGGAAAGAGGATGAGCAACGAAGGGAGACATGGAGTGAAACTGTATCAAGATATTTTGATTACATGGCTAGCCACCTGTCTAGCAATCACGGCTATAAGCTTTCTAATTCACTAAGAGGTGAACTAGAAGAAGCTGTACTTAGTCAAGCTATCATGCCTAGCATGAGGGCATTGATGACTGCAGGGCCAGCACTAGACCGCTGCCATGTAGGTGGATACAACTGCTCATACGTGCCTGTTGATAGCCCACGTGCGTTTGATGAGACTATGTACATTCTTATGTGTGGCACAGGTGTAGGCTTCTCTGTGGAGCGTCATTGCATTGAGAAACTGCCTATTGTGAATGAAGACTTTCATCACACAGACACAGTAATCAAGGTAGGTGATTCACGTCCGGGTTGGGCTAAGTCACTCAAGGAACTGATTGCTATGCTGTATACTGGACAGATTCCCAAGTGGGATGTGTCTGAAGTACG